AAGCTACTACAACTTCACCAAACCTTACAAAGTCCCAATACCCTTCATCAGAGTAACTAAATGTAGTGCCACCACTTTCATCAACAAAAGCATTTGCTGTTAGTTTGTATAATTTGGTAGCATCACCTGCAAAGATAGATACGACACCACTGTCTGATTTAAAGGCTTTGGCACCCTGACATCTTGCATCTAGTGCATTACTTGAGGTAACTGAAATATTGTTAAATGGTCGATAACTGTTTACTGCAGGAAAAACATTCTTTGCCTCAGTAGCACCAGGATTCACGTGATCGGGTAGGTCAGGTAGCCATTCTCCAAAAGGTACTTGCATTATCTTACGTTATCAATGTTGTTAATATTTATACCTGATCGTTGTACTAATGGTGTTGCGTTATATTTATCTTTTTCATCTGCAAGTTCTACTTGTTGTAGTGCAGCTTCGTATTGACCTTTGAACTGAGCAACAGTTTGTGGATCCATACCACGAATAAATGTACTAGCAAAATATAACGAACCATAAAGATATACATCAGGATGATTAGTTAGAATATGATTGGTTGTGGTTGATGAACTTAAAGTATCAAATGCTTTATAAAATACTATGGTAGCTGTGTAGGTGCTATCAGGTGAAGGACTAAATCTAAAGTTTGTACCCTCAATGGAGTATGCACGTGGTCTACCACTTTCTGAACCACCTTGTGTTTCTGCTTGATGAAACGGTGTCATAAATTGTAAAGCTGTTTTAGGATTAGTAGCTAAAATAAAACTGCGTGTTTGCAAAAAACCAGTAGGTAGTGCTTCGGTCTCTGCATCAATACTAAATGAAGTGTTAACTGTCTCCATAGCACGTACTCGTAGTCTACGATTAAAATCTGCTTCTGTTAGTTTGATAAAATCTACAATCTCCGTAGTAAGATCATCACGTGCTAGAAAATTAGCGATTGCTGTTTGTAAGTTTGCGTATGTATCTAAAGCCATTATAATCTTTTATCTCCTGTTCTAAAATACATATACTCATTACTGTTTACCATTTCACGTACCAAACTTTTTTGTTGTTCGTTATCAAGTTTGTAAAAGTTAGAATGACCAAACCGTTCTTTAGTTTTTACTTTTAACGCAATAAGCGGTATCTGTGCAATACGTTGAAACTCACCTTTTTGTGCTTCAGGTATATGATTACGAAACATCTTATTTTGTTTTAAGATTGGTGTAGTATCTTGCGAACTTTTAACAACAAGTTTGCGTGTGCCTCTGTCGATGTGTACATCCTGATTAGGGTTGTAAATGTCATCCATGTTACAGCTCCGTAGTATCTACATTGTAAGCATCAACCAATACTCTCCAACCATAAGTGTCTGACATAAACACAAGTCCAATACCTGTATTTTCAGTGGTAATAGTAAGGTCTGCTGTTGCACCTTGTATTTTTTTACCGTTTCTAGCTACGGTTAAATTGTTGTTATCAAAAGATGCAGCACTATCTAGTATGTGTATCTCATCACCAACTGCAGGGGATGCAGGTAAAGTAACGGTAAATGCACCACCTGAAGTGTCTGCAAGTATTCTGTCTCCAGCTACTGCGGTAAAGTTTGCAGTGTAAGCAACCCATCTTTTAGCAAAGCCATTAATAGCACCAGTAGTTGTGATAGTATCAATAAACGCATCCTTAAAGTACAAAGAGGAAGTACCTAAGTCTACATCTGAATCTGTTTCAGGTGCAAATACGCCATCAGCTAAAGTAGCCTGAACAGTTCCTGCACATCTAAAGCTAAATTTGTCTGCACTGTGATCGTAAAAAATCTCACCTGCGTTAATTGATGAGTTATCACCAAATTGTATAATACCTATATTATTTAAATTACCTGAAATAAAAATGCCTGGTCTAGTATCATCTTCAACAAATATTGGTGCTAGTGAACTTTGCGTTGAATGATTAATAGCATCTCTAACTACGTGTAATTTAGCAAGTGGTGTACCTTCATTAATACCCACACTTACAGGTATTTCTTTAAATATATTCTCTATAGTCATTTTCTTAGTGGCAGTTGCACTGGTATCTACTATAGGTAATACATCATCTGATGCACTAGATGTTAATGCTGTTAATTCACTAATCTTACTATCAGCCATGTTTGTTCCTCTTTCTTAATACTTTTGTTCTTTGTTTGTTCTTGGTTTGTTGCTTTGAGCTTTGCTCTTTAATTTCTAATACTTTTACTAATTCACTAAATTGCATTAGTTTTGAATTGGCGTAGCAGTTTCATAGGATACACCTACACCATCTTCACGTATGATGTTGTCTCCTGTTTCTAATAATAGGTATGTTAAATCTTCTAAGTTCAGGGCATCATTAGGTACATCTGTCCTACGATTACGATAACGGTCCTGACTTCGTAATGATATAAATGGTGGTCGCATTACTGACTTACTTCAGTTACTCTTGCAGTTCCTGTAGTAGAACCTACTCTAATCAATGCAACTTTACTTGCTGAGTCTACTCTAAAGTATTCTACAGTAAATGCAGGTAAGATTAAAGAAGATGAACTAGCAGTGGGAGCTGGATCAAATGCTACATAAGCATCTACAGTAGATACTATTCTAATCTCTCTAGTGTTAGCATCAAAAGCATTAGAAGCAGCAGAGGATGATCCTACAGCTACAGTCTGTGTTGCGCCTGGTCTAAATGTTGTTGGAGCTTTCATATTTTTTCCTTGTTTAAAAGAGGGAGCCGAAGCTCCCCCTAATTATTAATTACTCAGTAATATCAAGAATGATACCGTGAGCAGCTTCGTTTCTAACTTCTAGAGTAAATTCAACTAGTAGTTGTTTTTTCTCTGAGTCGCCAGTCTTAGCAAGATCATTCACTTGGAAATCTCTTAGGTAAGCGGCAGCAGCCATGTCTGTTTGTAGTAAGAAAAGAGTTTCTAAACCACCCATGACTCTGTTAGGTATGATCTGGATAGAACCAAAGTCTGATACATACACATCAATTGCAGCATCAAAAGTTCTTTCACCAGCATTACTAAATCTAGGTGTAGATGTAGTAGCTGTGAATCCAGAGATTGTTTGTTTTACCTTCGGTGGTACAACAAGAACATCAGTGTCACCACCTGCTGCATATACTTCTTGTATAACAGTCTTAAGGATAGTTTCAGTTATTGCTCTGTTTGTTCCAGCACCAGGAGCATCAGTACCATCACCAGTTGATAATGTTCCAGAAGTTCCAGCGTCACCGTTAGTTTCAATCCAACATTGTAATCCACCTAAAGTTCTTGCAGCAGTTGCAGATCCAACCGCAGCTACTGTTGCAGAAGATAAAGAAAGTTCCATATCTTTTTTAAGCTCTTTAGATTTTTTAGCTATTTGGTAAGCCATTTCATCAGCTCTACCTGCAGCGTCAACAGCAGATTGAGTTCCAGAAACAGCAATCACTTTGTCCATAATCTGTGTAAAGTTTTGTTTTCTAGCAGTTGCAGTCATTGCATCTGTAGTAGCTTCATCACCTTCGATTACAGAGTTAGTAGCAGCAGCAGCTAATGAATCAATTTGCCACTCATGCTTAGTTTGTTTAGCAATCGTTCTTGGGATTGCAGAAAGTATTGGAGTATCTTCAGGAGATATATTGTAAATTACATCTACTAAATCTTCTCTAATACCAGTAGTATCGTACGTATCGTACAAGTTTGTTGGTTGTGCCATTTAAGACTCCTTATAGATAGTCTTTAAAAATAGAAGCTGCGTCTTTAGCAGCACCTGTTTTCTTCAGACGATTTAGTTTATCTCGTCTAACTTTTAGAGCAGCATCACCTTTTGTTTTTGCAACACCTGGTTTTAAAACTTTAGGTGCAGCAGCAACTTTCTTTGTAACTTTAGGATTAGACTTTCTTAGTTTATCATAAGTCATAGCATCTTTAATTAACAAGACTTGTCTTGCATCATAAACACTATTAATCTCTTGATCACCATAACCTAAACCTTGTAGATACTTACGCATCTCAGATTTAAGTTTACCAGCTTTTTCAGGATCATTGAACTCAGGTACAAGACTACTAACTTTATGTTGTTGATCTTGTAAATATTTTTGAAACTCTTGAGCTTGATTAGCTTTAGTTTCTTCCTGTATTCTATTTAGATTCTCAGCTCGTTTACGCATTTTATGTTCTAAACGAGCAGCTTCAGTTGGGTCATCTTCGTAAAGTTTTTCAAAGTTAATGTTACTGTATTCAGCTTGTAACTCTTGTTGAGCCATGCCTGTTAACTCTGTAAGTTTCGACAACTTATTATTAATCTCACTTTGAGATTGTTGCATAAGATCATTGTACTTTGATTTCTCTAAAGATAGTTCTGATGTTTTGCGTGTGTAATCTGCTTCTCTTTGGTATCCCCGAAGTAGTTCATCAAGGGTCACCGTCAATTCGCTACCGTCTACTTTGACAGTATATGAAGGCTC